ATTCAAGTAATGTTATATATCCAGTTAATTTAAAAGATAGTTCATTTACTTACAAAACAAGTTTAAATGATAGATTAATAAACTATACAATGAACTTTGAAAAAGCATTTAGTTTAGTTAATAATATTAGATAATGCAAAAGGTAATACTATATATACAACCTCAATTAAGAACAACTACTACAGCACAAGATTATGTAAGAGTTGATTTAATGGAAGAAGATTTAATCACACTTACACAGGTAATACAAGATGTAAAAAGCATTGACAAAGTATTTACTGATTATAGTAGAACATTTAACTTGCCTGCAAGCAAAACAAACAACAAGATATTTAAGTATTGGTACAACCCTGATGTAGAGGGATTTGATAATCAGATAATGGCTAATGCAAGAATAGAGTTAAATCACTTTGCATTTAAAGAAGGTAAGATAAGATTAGAAAGTGTTACTATGAAACATGGTGAACCAAGTTTATACAAGATAACATTCTTTGGTAATACAGTAAAGCTAAATGATTTAATAGGTGAAGATAGTTTAACTGCATTAGATTGGTTAAATAATTTTAATCATGTAGCAAGTGATGCTAATGTTAAATCTGGATTAGAAAATGGTATAAATTTTACTGTTAGTTCTGTATCATATCCTGATGCAATTATATATCCACTTATAGCACACAGCCAACAATACATTTATGATGATACAGATAATGATGATAGTGGTTTAAATATTAGCTATACAAATACAGCACATCATGGTAAAAGAGGTGTATTTCCTGAAGATTTAAAACCAGCTATATTAATAAAACATATTGTAAAAGCAATAGGTGAAAAGTATGGATTCACTTTTAAATCAAGTGAGTTTTTTGATAGTGCTAATGTTAGTAATTTATATATGTGGCTACATAGAGTTAAAGGAAAGATGATAGCACCAAACTTTAAACTTGTTAATGATGCTACATTTACTTGTAATTCATCAACTGCTGTCTGTAATCATTTTAGTTCTGGTTCACCTCCTATTGGTCCTGCTTCATTAAATGGTAGTTATACTTTTAGTGATAACAATACTGGTGGACAACCAGAAGGATTTAGTTACACAACACAAATAACACCAACAGTAGGCACAACAATATATACTTTAGAAATTATTAATGAAGTTACTGGTGAGGTATTAGCAACTAAAGAAGATGTTACAGGAACACAATCAGTTGCAATAAGTTTAGGTTTTAGCACACCAAACCCAATAACACAATCTGATGCATTTACATTAACAACAAGAGTTAAATCAAATAGCACTTTACAATTTGGAGTTGAGATAGATTGTGAGCATTTTGTGTTTAATAGTAGTACACAAACTTATGATACTTATGCTGGTAATTTTACATCTAATTCTTCAACTATATCAACTTCAGCAGATATTAATATTACAGACCAAATACCAGATATTAAAATATTAGATTTTCTTAATGGAGTATTTAAGATGTTTAATTTAACTTCATATGTAGATTTTAATGATGAAATAGTTGTAAGAAGATTAGATGATTATTTCTCTGGTGGTGATACACATAATTTAACAGAATACATTAAAACAGATACACATTCAATAGGTAAGACAATTCCTTATACTGAAATAGATTTAGAATATGTAGAACCTAAAAGCATATTAGCACAAAGATTTTTCAATACTAATAATAGAAAGTATGGTGAAATAGAATATAAAACTGATTCAACTGATAATAAAATATATAAAGTTACAGTACCATTTGAGCATATGTTATTTAGCAGATTAAGTGATTTAACTTCTAATGCTTTCACAGATTTACAAACAGGTTGCTTTTTAGATGAAGAATTAAATCCAAGCATAGGTCAACCATTGTTGTTTTATGGTGTGCAAAGAACAAGTATTACAAATACTATAAATTTTTGTTATAATACAAGACCTGATACATATGGTGCATTAGCACATAATTCTGCACCATCAGGTGATATATTTGAATTAAGCAATTACTATATGCCACATCATGCTAATGAATTAGGTAGTGTTAGTACAGCACCAACATACAACCTCAACTTTGGTAGTGAAATAGATACTTACAACTTAACTGATTATGCAGGACAAAATAATTCATTGTTCTTAAAAAACTATCAAAATTACATTACAAGAGTATTTAACAAAAAAACAAGATTATATAGATATAGTGCAATACTACCACTTAAGGTATTACTACAACTAACACTTGATGATAAAGTAATAGTAGGCACAAGAATATTTACTATAAATAGTATGACCACAAAACTACAAAGTGGAGAAACAGAGTTAGAACTATTAAATGAAGCACCAGAATGAAACTAATATTAGAAGCATTAGAATTTTGCAAGGAAAATGATTTATATGATAAACATATTAATATAGCATTAGGTATTAATAAAATACCAAGTACTATAAAAGAAGGATTATATCAAGTTAAAATAAGAAACAAAAGAATTGAACAATGGCAGAAAGAGAAGTAAATGTAGTTGTTAATGTAAAAACACAAAAAGCTGATACTAACATTAAAAATGTTAATAAGGGTTTAAAAGCTACACAAACACAAGCTACCGCAGCAGGTACAAGCATTGGTGGTGCTTTTACACAAGCAGGTGGGCCTATTGGTAACCTAATTGGTAGGGTTAAATCATTAGGTATATCAATGAAGGCATTACCTATTTTTGCAATTATTGGTGCTGTTACTGCATTAACTAAAATGGTTGCTAATGCTACTAAAAGAGGTGCTGAATTTGCAAAAGCACTTTCAGGGTTAGAAGCAGTTACTGGTGCAAGCAATGTTGAAATGAAAGCATTATCTAATTCAGCTAAAGAACTGGGTGCTTCAACTCAATTTACTGCAAAAGAGGTTGTTGGGTTACAAACAGAATTTGCAAAATTAGGTTTTACAACTAAAGAAATATTAAACGCAACAGAATCTACACTTGATTTAGCAGCTTCATTAGATGTAGGTTTAGGTGAAGCAGCATCTATAGCAGGTTCTACATTACGTGCATTTGGTTTAGAAACAAAAGAAACACAAAGAGTAGTAGATGTAATGGCTAAATCTACAGCAAGTACAGCATTAGATTTTGATAGCTTGAGAGAATCTTTAAAACTTGTTGCACCTACTTCAAAAGCGATGAATGTTAGTATTGAAGAAACTACTGCTTTGCTTGGTATATTAGCTGACAATGGGTTAAAGGGTTCTATTGCTGGTACTGGATTAAGTAAAACATTTATTGAATTAAATAAAAAAGGAATACCATTAAATGAAGCATTAGAAAAAGTTTCTAATAGTTCAAATCAGCTAAACACAGCTATTGATTTAGTTGGTGTGGTTGGTTCTAAATCATTATTAACACTTGCTAATAGTGCGCCAAGAATAGATAAATTAACAAAATCATTTGAAAATGCTCAAGGTTCTGCTGAAAAACTTGCTGAAACAAGATTAGATAATTTAGCAGGTGATACTACTAAACTACAATCAGCTTGGGAAGGGTTCTTACTTTCTATTGAAGATGGTTCAGGAATATTTAACACCATAGCAAGAGGCATTGTACAAGCAACAACAGCATTATTAAATTTTATTACACCTACTAATAAACTTTCAGATGCATTAATAGAACAACAAGTAGAATTAGTTGCAACAGAAAGAAAATTAATACAACTTGATGAGGTATTAAATGATACAGCAACAAGTGAAGAAGATTTAGCAAAAGCACAAGAAGAAAGAATAACTGTAATTGAAGAATTAAAAAAGGAATATCCAGACCACCTTGCAAATATAGATTCTGAAAAAACAAGTACAGAAGAACTACGTAAATCAATTAATTTATTAAATAAAGCACTTGTTGATAAAATAATTATTCAAAAACAAGAAGAAGAAATAACAGAACAACTTGAAGAACTTGCTAACGCAAGAATAGCTGTTGCAAAAAGAGAAATGCAAATTCAAAAAACTATAACTCAAATTATTGCAAAAGCACAAAGGGAAAACATTAAAAACACAGTAGATGCAACTGCAAGTATAGAGGTACAAGCAAGTCAAGCAACAGAATTATTAAAACAATTTGGACATTTTGATACAGAAAGAGCAAAATTTGCATTTCAATTAACAAACCAAAGTGGTTATTTAATTTTAGAACAAGCATATTTAAAAGAACAAATTGAAGATGTTAATGATGTAACAGCAGCAAGAGATGACCTATTACAGCAGCTTGGAATTACACTTGATGAATATAATGAAATAGTTGAATCAAATACAGAGGGTGTAGATGAAAATACAGATGCAACAAATGAAAACACAGATTCATTAGATGAAAATGAAGAGGCAATAACAGATTTAATAGAAAAACAAAAAAAATTATTAGAACAGGCTGAAAAAATGCCTGGCGCAACTGAAAAAGAAATAGCTGCAAGAAATGACAAGATTAAATCTATAAATGAAGAAATAAAAAGATTAAAAGAACTTTCTTTATTAAATGATGATGTTGAGAAGAAAGAACAACAGAAGATAGAAAGAATGCCAATAAGGGCTGCGCAAACAATAGAAACACAAAATAATGTAACAGCAAATTTAGAAAAACAAACAGCTAAAAAAATTAGAAATATAGATGCAGAATTGGAGGCGGAAGAACAAATGCAAAAGCTAAAATTCCAAGCAGTATTTACTACACTTAATGCAATAAGTACACTAACAGATGCATTTGCAGGAGAAAGTGAACAAGCACAAAAGAAAGCATTTAGAATTAATAAGGCAGTAGGTATAGCACAAACATTAGTACAAACATTTCAATCTGCACAAGGTGCTTATTTATCACAATTATCTATACCAACACCAGATGCACCAATTAGAGCAGGTATTGCAGCAGGAATAGCAACAGCAGCAGGTTTAGCTAATGTAGCAGCAATAGCAGCACAAAAGTTTGAAGCACCATCTAAAACTACACCAGCAACACCATCTGCTAATATTAGTGGAGGTGCGCAATCACAAGCACCACAATTTAACATAGTTGGTCAAAGTGCATTTAATCAAATTGCAGGAGCGTTGAACCAACCAATACAAGCATATGTAGTAGCACAAGATGTAACTACTGCACAACAATTAGATAATGGAATAATAACAAGTGCCACATTAGGAGGTGGTTAAAAATAAATGATATGGAAATTATAGAATTATTATTAGATGAAAATGATGAGATGACAGGCATTGAAGCAGTAAGTATCGTGGAGAATCCTGCCATAGAATCAGATTTTATAGCATTAAGCAAACAAGAAATAATGTTTGCTAAAGTAGATGAAGATAAAAAAATATTAATGGGAGCAGCATTAATTCCTAATAAACCAATATTTAGAAAAAGAAATGATACTATGTTCTATGTGTATTTTAGCAAAGATACAGTTAAAAGAGCAAGTGAATTATTCTTTATGAATGGTAATCAAAATAATGCAACATTAGAACACAATATGGAAATCAATGGATTAACAGTTGTAGAAAGTTGGATAGTTGATGACCCTGAAATGGATAAGAGTAAGAAGTATGGTTTTGAAGTACCTGAAGGAACTTGGATGATTTCAATGAAAGTAGAAAATGATGAGGTTTGGAATGATTATGTTAAAGAAGGAAAAGTAAAAGGATTTAGTATTGAAGGATACTTTGCTGATAAGGCTAAAATCAGTAAACCTAATTTAAAAGCAGAGATGGAAGCTATTTTAGAAGCTGAAGCAGAATATATGTTAAGTAACATTAAAGCATTAATTAAAAAAGATAAAAGAACTAAAAATGGCAAGAAGATTACATTGGAAACATACAATGATTATCCATCAGGAGTTAGTAATAATGCTAAAAGAGGTATTGAATTTAATGAAAAGGTTAACAATAAATGTGCTACACAGGTGGGCAAAATCAGAGCGCAGCAATTAGCAAATAAAGAGAACATTAGTTTAGAAACCATTAAAAGAATGTATAGTTATTTAAGTAGAGCTGAAGAATACTATGATGAAGGCAACAATGAAGCGTGTGGTACTATTAGCTATTTACTATGGGGTGGTAAAGCAGGTTTAAGATGGTCTGAAAGCAAATTAAAAGAATTAGGTGAAATTAATCTTGCATCTATGGTAGTTGATAACAACTTTGCAATTATTGATGATAGGTTAGCATATAGTTCACAAGAGAAAGCTGAAGAGATGGCTAAAAACATTGGTTGTGAGGGTTTTCATGTGCATGAGTATGAAGGCAAGGAATGGTACATGCCATGTGAAGAACACATGATTGATGCAGGAAAAACAAGTAAAAGCCCATGTTGGGATGGATATCAACAAAAAGGTTATAAAATGATAAATGGTAAAAGAAGACCTAATTGTGTAAAAATTAAATAATTATGAAAAGAAAATGGAAAACACCAAGTAATACATCACCAACAGGAACTAAAAGAGCTTGTTTGTGTGATGATGGAAAAACATATAGTAGAAAATGTTGTGATGGTTCACTACAGGCACAGGGTATAGGAAACATTACTGGAACACCATCATAAATTTTTTTTGTAAAAACACATAACACTACACACATTTTTTTACATTACTAATAAATATTTACTATGAAAGCAAATGACATACTAAACAAAATTAAAAATATTGTTGGTGTTGAACTTTCTGAAACAGTAGAATTAGCAGAATTAACATTAGAAAATGGTACTATTTTAGTATCAGAAGAATTTACTAAAGGTAATGCAGTATTCATCAAAGGAGAAGATGGAGAAATTGCACTACCAGTTGGTGAATATTCTTTAGAAGATGGTAGAGTGCTTTTTATAGTTGAAGAAGGTATCATTGATAGTATTAGAGAATCTGCTGAAACAGAAGAAAAAGAAGCAGAAGAAGAACTTTCTGAAGAATCAGTTACAGAAGAAACTGTAGAAACTGTAGAAACTGAATTAGAAGAAGAAGAAATGAAATATGTAACTAAAGAAGAATTTGCTCTTGCAATGGATGAATTAAAATCTATGATTGAGAAAATGGGTTACAAGGACAAAGAAGAAGAAGAAATGTCCAAAGAAGAAGTTGTTGAAAACAAAGAAGAATTATCTGCTGAAACAGTTGAGCCAATTAAGCACAATCCAGAAGCAGAAACTAAAAATGTTAATTTTACTATAGCTGGTAAAAGAACAGAAACAACTAAAGATAGAGTATATAATAAAATATTTAATAACTAAAAACAAATAAAATGGCTACGACCACATCGATAACAAGTACATATGCTGGAGAATTTGCAGGGAAGTATATTTCTGCAGCATTACTTTCTGGTTCTACTATTGAGAATGGTGGAATTGAAGTAAAACCAAATGTAAAGTACAAATCTGTAATCAAGAAAGTTGCTACTGATGCTAATGTAATTAAAGATGCATCTTGTGATTTTACTGCTACAGGTACTGTTACATTAACTGAAAGAATTCTTCAACCTGAAGAGTTCCAAGTAAATTTACAATTTTGCAAATCTGATTTTGCATCAGATTGGGAAGCGATTCAAATGGGCTATTCAGCTTATGATAAAATGCCACCTAAATTTTCTGATTTCATTATTGGTCATGTTGCAGGATTGGTTGCTGAAAAAACTGAACAAAACATCTGGGAAGGTGTTGATGCTACTGCAGGAGAATTTGATGGATTGGTAACACTTGCATTGGCTGATGCTGATGTAATTGATGTTGCTTCTCATGCTGCTGTAACTGCTGCAAACGTAATTGACAAATTAGGTTCTATTGTAGATGACATCCCTTCTGCACTTTATGGAAAAGAAGATTTATATCTATATGTATCACAAAACATTGCAAGAGCATATGTTAGAGCATTAGGTGGATTTGGTGCTTCTGGTTTAGGTGCTGCTGGTACTAACAACCAAGGTACTCAATGGTGGAACAATGGAGATTTATCATTTGATGGTGTAAAAATCTTTGTTGCACAAGGTATGGCTGATGATACTGCAATGGCTGCACAAAAATCTAACCTTTACTTTGGTACAGGATTACTTTCTGACCACAATGAAGTTAAGTTGTTAGATATGGCTGACCTTGATGGTTCACAAAATGTAAGATGCATTATGCGTTATACAGCAGGTGTACAATACGGAATAGGTTCTGATATAGTATTATACCACGCCTAATTAACTAATTAATAACAAGGGGGCTGTAATGCCCTCTTAACTTAAAATTTTAAACGATGGCATGTGATTTAACAAGAGGACGTAAAGTTCCATGTAAAGATGTAATTGGAGGAATTGCAAGAGTATGGTTTGTAGACCATGGAGACCTTGGTACAGTAAC